AGGTGGTTTCGCTGACTACAATACCAGCAAATGGGCACGCAAGGAGTCAGCACTGACTGAAGCCGAACAAGCCGCACTCGAAAAACATGGCTCGTTTGATCTCAGCACATTCTTGCCCAAGAAGCCTACATCGGTGGAACTCAACGTGATCAAAGAGATGTTTGAAGCCAGCGTGGACGGCCAACCATTTGATACGGAACGTTGGGGCCAATACTACCGCCCAGCCGGAATGAGTGCGCCAGTTGGAACAGCAGCCGCGGCAGATGTGGATGAATATACACCAGTGGCTAAGCCAGCGTTCAAGCCAATAGCCAACGCACCGGTGGCAAATGACTTTGATGACGAGCCAGCAGTGGTATCGGCACCTGTGTCTAAGCCAGCAGAAGGCAGCAAAAAGGCCGAAGACATCCTGGCCATGATACGCTCACGCACCGCCAAGTAACTGACCAGTATTGCAAGCACTCGGTCCGAGTGCTTGCGTCTATCTATTATGAAATTTTCTTTAGTATTTGAGAATACTGGTGACAGTATACCTTTTGAGGTTGCGTACAATCATGAGTTGTTTGAATTTTTTGTAAAAAAATCAATTAGTCAAAATCAAAATAGATTTTCTGACCAGCAAAAAATAGCACAACAAGTCAGCAAAGGGTTAACAGACATTCACTGGGCACTATCAAATACCAACGAAGTTCTTCATAACCTTGTTGGTATCAATTTTCCACAATCTGATAATTTAGAAACATACTTAGATCAAAGTTTTCTTAATCGTATACATGCTGAATGGGTATTTTCACAAAATTATAAAGTGCAGGTACATCATTTGAGATTTAGTCAAAACTCAAATGCTGCCAAACTAGGAGAACAACTGCATGATCAGTTTCCTGACGAAATAGTAGAAACAAGATTAGCAGTGGTCATGAAACACATTGGACGCATTTTTCCATACGAAGATGTAAACATGGCAGTTCATAGACTGGAATCAATTTTTACTAACAATATCAATTTTGATGCTGGTGACAAGTGGGAAGTGTTTGATAATCCATTTCAACAAACATCTATGGTATCCAATCAAAACAAGATGAATTTTACGTTTGGATATACCTATGTGGGACGACAACTTTACAACAAGTTTGAATATTTTGACATGAATCTTGATTGCCAAGATCATTACAACTACGAGACATTAGAATACTCTTTCAATCTCAATCTACAACAGCCTGAGACTGTGGCGTTTAGTCCAGAATTTCTAGCATGGTGCAATCAGCATAATCGCCGGCCTATGGCCAAACAAGTTCCTATCGCCAATGTGATTGGTCTAGACAAACACTTGACAGAGTATCGCAAAATACTTTATAATAACTCACGGGCAAACAACTTTGCCAGCATTATTTTACATTGAAAGAAACTATCATGGGAAAACCATTTGACGTAAGCAAGTTCCGAAAGGAAATTACCAAATCAATCGAAGGATTGAGTATTGGTTTTAACGATCCCACAGACTGGGTATCCACAGGTAACTACGCATTGAACTATTTGATCTCTGGAGACTTCAATAGAGGTATTCCATTGGGCAAGGTCACTGTATTTGCTGGTGAATCCGGCGCAGGTAAAAGTTACATCTGTTCTGGTAACATCATCAAGAACGCACAAGAACAGGGCATCTATGTAGTGCTAGTGGATAGTGAAAATGCTTTGGATGAAGATTGGCTTAAAGCACTAGGTGTGGATACCAGCGATTCAAAATTGCTTAAACTAAGCATGGCCATGATTGACGATGTGGCCAAAACAATCTCCACATTTATGAGCGACTACAAGGCACTGCCTGATGTTGATCGTCCTAAAGTTATGTTTGTAATTGATTCACTAGGAATGTTGCTTACACCCACTGATGTAAATCAGTTTGAAGCAGGCGAGATGAAAGGTGATCTTGGTCGCAAGCCCAAAGCACTTACTAGTTTGGTGCGTAACTGTGTGAACATGTTTGGTTCATACAATGTGGGACTGGTTTGTACCAATCACACTTATGCAAGTCAAGACATGTTTGATCCAGATGATAAGATATCCGGCGGGCAAGGATTCATCTATGCCAGCTCAATTGTTGTTGCCATGAAGAAACTCAAGCTCAAAGAAGATGAAGACGGCAATAAGATCACAGATGTTATGGGTATCCGTGCTGCTTGCAAAGTAATGAAAACACGCTATGCCAAACCTTTTGAAGGTGTGCAGATCAAGATTCCGTATGAAACAGGTATGAGCCCATATTCGGGTATGGTGGATCTTATGGAGAAACGCAATCTGCTAAAGAAAGAAGGCAATAGTTTAGTGTTTGTTACTACCGACGGTGAGATCATCAAGAAGTTCCGCAAGAAGTGGGAGGCCAATGAGGACGGCTGCTTGGACCGTGCTATGGCAGACTTTGGAAATCATAAAGAAGAGGTAAGTACCCTGGAGGATACAGTAGAATGAATGAAGCAGTAGCAGTGGCTAGCGAAGTCTGGTCCGAACTCAAGAGATATGTAAATACTGTCGATCGAAATGAGGCAGCCGAAACTATAGTTGCAATCTTGGTTGATAATGATTGTGATGTTGATGACATCAAAAATGCATTCAAAGGTGATTCAGACATTAAACGTGCTCTAACAGCATACCTTGACAATGACAAGAGCTATGAGGACGAGGATGATGAAGCTGAAGAAGAAGATTATCACGCCGACGACTGGGAAAACTAATGTGGTATAGTCGTGTGGTAGCTGATCTTTCAGCCATTCCAGATTTTATCACATACTACGAAACCGAACTAGCAGCAGCTCAAAATGATTGTAGGATACGTGGTGTTTTAGAAAAAAACATCACCGCTCTTCCGGGCATTACAGAACAACGATTTAATCAGCTACAGGAAGTCGAGGCAGTGTTGAACTATCTCAACATACAACTGCGCAAGATACGTAGAAAACATTACAAGAAATATCTTGAAGGATATGCTCGCGCACTTACCAGTAGAGATGCTGAAAAGTATGCCGAAGGTGAAGATGAAGTAATTGATTATGAAACCATAATTAACGAAGTGGCATACTTGCGCAATCGTTGGCTGGGTATTCTCAAAGGTCTAGACAGCAAACAATGGCAAATGGGCCACGTGGTTAAACTTCGTACCGCAGGCATGGAAGATATTACAGTATGACTGACGTTTGTGATACATAATATTATGAAACGTACTGCATTTATAACAGGCATGACCGGCCAAGACGGTCCATATCTTGCCAAGCTATTGGTTGAAAAAGGCTATCATGTGCATGGCCTTGTGAAACGATACTCAAACCCAAATCTAGACAATATCAAGTGGTTAGGGATAGAAAACGATATTGAGTTAGTCACTGGAGATATCACCGACGAGAACAACATGAATCATCTCATGCAAACTCTTAAACCTGCTGAAGTGTATAATCTTGCAGCACAGAGTTTTGTAGGTTCAAGTTGGGATCTCAACAAACTCACAACAGAAGTGAACTCAATTGGAGTACTGAATTTGCTCAATTCTATTCGTACTCACAACCCCAATGCACGGTTTTATCAAGCCAGCACAAGTGAAATGTTTGGTAACGCCACAGAAGCTGGGCAGCAAGGAGAAACTACACCTTTCCGCCCCCGCAGCCCGTATGGAGTCAGCAAACTGTATAGTCATTGGATGACCATAAACTTTCGTGAAAGTTATAGTCTCTATGCTTGCTCAGGTATCTTGTTCAATCACGAAAGCCCATTACGCGGTCGTGAGTTTGTTACCCGCAAAGTAACTGACGGGGTTGCACGTATCAAACTAGGATTAGAAAAATCTATTACATTGGGCAATCTTGATTCACGTCGAGATTGGGGGTTTGCTGGCGACTTTGTAGAAGCCATGTGGCTGATGCTGCAACAACCAGAAGCCAGAGACTACGTTATTTCCACAGGTGAACAGCATAGCATCAGAGAACTATGTGACATTGCATTTGGTCATGTGGGCATTGATGATTGGCAATCCATGATCAAATCAGATCCTAGATTCAAACGTCCTGCTGAACTTCATAGCCTATGTGGTGATTCAACTTCGGCTAGAGATTTACTAGGATGGAAACCGCGTACTGATTTTGCCACTATGATACGCAGCATGGTGGATGCTGATTTAGCTAGACTGCAATCTACCTAGCAATCTTCCAATTGGTGCACCGGTTGCAATCTCTCCCAGAGTCCACTCTGTGTGACATAAATCATCTAACCACGCTGCTCTATCAGGCATGTGTGGTTTTTCTATTTGAGCATAGTCTAAGTTGGCCACAGGTGCCGCCATTGAGTATGCACCTACAAATGCCGGCACACCATCTATAATAGCTTGACTACCAGGACCTGAATTTTCATTAACCACCGCCCAGGCATTGTTTAAATTTGATCTGAAATCAAATTCATCATAAGTTCCACGCAACGACAGTGGTGTTTGAAACTTCACGCCCATCTTTGGTTGTAGTTTTTGCCTAGGATGAGGTCTTACTACAATAGCACGATCAGTATGTTCACGCAGCTTGGCAATGGTCTGATCCAACCATTGTTGTGCAGGAGGCAGTCCAGCCCATTGTTCACTGTCAGTGCGTTGCATGGCTATCAAGATATGATCGCCTTGATGCCAGGGTTGTAATCGCATTGCTAGTTTTTTTGCTCGACCAGGTTCAATCCCTTCGCCGAACCAGGCACGAGCATTTACACCATTGATACCCATTTTCCAAGTCACGCCGCGATTTAGTTGTCCTACTTCTAACACAATCACTGGACGGCCTGACGCAGAGAACTCGTCCCATATTGCCCTGTTAGGAGCCATACGTCCTGTCCATAGTTGACTCCAGATCACTGCTACATCTGCTGATGTGTTGTGCTCAGTCACACGTATACGATGTTTTTTGCAACCGTTGCGAAATGCTTCAAATACTGGCCCTGAATTAAGGGCACCAAATTTAGTAAAAATACTGATGTTCATGATATTGTGTTAAATAGTTATTCAAAACTGGACTCCCATGACAAAATATGCAGTAGTTACTACATTCAATCAAGAAGGTTACGACAAGTACGCCAGCCGAATGATTGATACTTTTTTACAAAATTGGCCAAAAGCAGTTAATCTGTATGTGTATACGGAAAATTGCACAATCACACAATCGGATTGTAATTTGCATGTGAGAGATCTACATGCATCAAGTCCGGAAATTGTTGCGTTCAAGCAACGATGGGGGTCGGATCCCAGAGCTCGTGGTGAAGTAGCAACTGGTCCTACAGATAAAAAAGGCAAAGCACCCGGACTTGGATTCCGCTGGGATGCCATTCGATTCAGCCACAAAGCCTATTCTGTATTTCATGCTGCTGCCAACTGCAAAACTGATGTGCTATTTTGGATGGATGCTGATATGATATGTCATACTGGACTTAATGAAGCATTTTTGTTGCTGCAAATGCCATCTGATGTGGGTCTAGCATACTTAGGACGAGAAAAGAAGTTCTCAGAATGTGGGTTGTACGGAATGAATCTGCGAAACCCAATCACTCGCAAATGGCTTGCTGAGTTTCAATTAGCATATGATTCAGGACGCCTTATGACCATGGCTGAATGGAATGATTGCTGGGTGTTTGACGAGACTCGTAAAGAAGTCAAAGCTGCACATCCTGAATGGCAAGTATTAAACTGGAGTGAAGGATTGATCCAAGGTGAAGGTCATCCACTGATCAACACAGTTTGGGGAGCACATTTAGACCACCTCAAAGGCAATAGAAAAACCACTGGACGCAGTAATTCCAAAGATCTCATACGTCCTAGAAGCGAAAAGTATTGGACTAGCTAATCAGTCGTTGTCGGCCACACAGATACCATCTACGTCACCTTGCACGTATTCGGCCTTTGAATGTTTGGCCTTGTAATGTATGAGATGATCACCTAGCACAGTGTGACGTAATGGAGTTTTGTAACTTTTTGTAAATCCTGCGCATAGATCTAATACAGCAGCATTAGGCACTGCCAACAAGGCAGCACCAAACACATCATTGTCATAGTATCTACGTAGATCTGCATAATCACGATCGTGATAACGTCTACAATACTCTGCTCTAAATGCAGCAAAATCTTTGTGTTGAGTATTCACTGCAAACACTCCAGTCTCAGGAACTAACCATTGGCCTGGATTTCCACTCTTGTCGGTAAAGTATGTTACACCCATGTACATGGCTAGATGATCTGGACGTAATACTCTTTGTAATAGTTCAATTGGCAATGATTTCACAGTGATTACATCAGCATCTAACCACACAATCCATTCAGCAGTACTGTGATGCATGGCATGCATGAAACTGTAGGCTTTCTTGGCAAACTTTTTCATGCTTTGATTCAACAAAGTATCCAGTTGATATTGATCATAGTCTGGATCTAATTTAGAAAATTCAATCTGAACAACACGATCATTATTGGGCAATTGAAACCCTTCTACATAACAGGTCAATTTGAGATTGTCAGGCCAATGTTCTAGAAAACTGCTGACCGAATCTTTACCAATTAGATCGTGGTAAAGTTGATTAAAACTGGTTATTACTTGTATCATTTTTTTGCCCATTTCTTCATGTGTTGCCAACACGCACCTGACTGTAGTTCTGCATGGCTCCAATGAAACTGACTGATGCGTTCTATCCAGGTCTGACGATCAGGCATTGCTGGATTCTCTATACAATGTAGACCTACTGTGGCCACATCACGTGCTTGGCTACGTTCTGCATCTGTTAGTATCACAGGAATACCTTCTATTACTGCTGCCACACCTGGGCTGGAGTTATGATTTACAACTGCCCAACAATTAACAAAATCCTGCATTAACGATGATGTTGATTGACTTATTTCAATGTTGATTAAACGACGTCCTTGACATAATTTTAATAATCGATCACAATACTTTGATGCACGTTTGTCTCCTGGATGTGGACGAATGCGTATGGGTCGATCACTGTACTTGCGTATTTCAACTATGGTCTTGATAGCCCAATCTATTACATCCCACCCGCCCATGCTCCATCCACCATCACGTTGCAAACACAACAAGATATGATTTCCATTGGTTCTCCAGGGCTTCAAATCTAACCCTGAATGTTGTTGAATTTGATCCCATCTAAAAGGATTAGGAGTTTGATTACAGTATTCACCAGTGTTGGCAAATATACCATCGTAACTGTAACGTAACCAATATCCAGGATTTTGTTTGTTTTTGTACAGGAATAGATTGCTGTCTGCTATAATAGTCCTACCACCAGATTCACGTTGCCCATCAAGAATTTCTTGACGAAATTGCAAATGTGCAGCAGTCTTGCCGTGCTCGTGTACCCATCCTAATATAACTGCTACTTCACTGGGTTGATAAACCATGTTGGATTCAACAATACCTTGGTCACCTTGCGCATTTACTCCTTGAGCAAAATACGTTAATGTGTTGACTTTGTCAGTGGCATTTTTTAGACCCTCGGCAGTGTACTGCTCTTTTCTGGGCAAGGTTGCTGTGTAACTTATAACTCTCATATTTCTTGCATCATTCTAAATGCTATACCATTTTTTAATTCGCGCACATGATATTGTCCATATGCCATGCTGTGGCACCACGCCATCAACAAGTCTTGATCTGGATAAAAAGGATT